TCAATGTTCAAGTTGTTTGCCATGACTGTCTTGACATAACGATTTGGCTTATCCCCAAACCCTTTAATGAAACGCTTATACATGAAGCGTTGCAAGTATGGGCGAAGATTAACTGACTGAGCGTAGTAGGTAGGTCCATCTGGTACTTCCAACCTGTACTGCCCAGCCTTCACTAGCACCTTGTCATCGCCAAGGATGGCAGAATGCTGTAATCGCAATCGTGCCAATGTGCTAGTCTGTTTCTTTGTATTGGCACTATCAGCCGACATGCCCATAGCCTGTGCCATGGCAGCAAAGTTGTTAGTGTCAATAGTTGTTAGTGATGTTGTCATATGTATATACTCCTTATATTAGTGTCAAAGAACCATAGTTATATCAGGCAACGTCTTTCGTGTCAAGCCAATTATAACCAATTTTTGCTTCAAGCAATAGCGGTACATTAAATTGTACACCCCACCGCATGAGTATTAGATTAGGCAAATCGTCATTAGTCTGCTTTATGATATTGATAACACTCCTTTCTTCATCTGGATGAACATCAATGACGATGCTGTCATGTACACTATTTACCACACAGGACTGCATACCGTCAAGCAGTTTATCTATGTGTAATAATGCCACAGGTACAATGTCTGCCGTAGCGAATGACTGCACAGGATAATTCTTTATCTGTGTAAAGTGCGACACTCTGCCACGGGCATTCCGTGTAACATCAGGAAATGAAAACTCACGACCTGATGGTGTACGAATCTTGCGTGTGTTTATAGCCTCTTTAGCCAGTCGGGTATGCCAATCTGCGACCCCTTGATATTTGTCATTGAAGTGTTCATAGTATGCCGCTTCTGCCTTTGTTCTTCCAAAGCCTGTCGCTCCATACAACGGTGCAAAAGTATGCGCTTTCGCATCCTGCCTACTCGTAGGTTGACCAGCGGTAGTAATAACTTCAGCGGTATATGCATGTACATCAAATCCAGTAGATACTTCTTCAATAGCAACTCCATCTTGTGATAAGAATGCGGCGGCACGAAACTCTAGCTGTGCAAAGTCAGCCTCAAGTATCTTGCCACCCTCGAAACGAGACACGAACACCTTCTTCACAGGAAACGTACCACCTCGTGGCATGTTCTGCATGTTAGGGTCTGCCCCACTAAACCTGCCTGTCGCTGTACGATGCTGAAGCAAACGCACATGTAACTTACCATCAGGCTTGGTGTAGTTCTTAATGCCATCCACAAAGGATGACAGGTATGTGTCAACGGCTGATAGCCTACGCACTTTGGCTAAGAAGTCAGCCGCCTGTGTCATACCTTGTGACTTAGCAGAAGACTCTAGCACTTCAAGGTTGCCCTTGCTTGTAGTAAAGCCATTGGCACTAGCCCACTTTGGTGAAGGTGGGCGAAACTTAAACCCAGCAATCTCATTCGTAGGATTAAACAGATAACCCACAGTATCACAAGCAGTACACCTGTTCTTGTTAGCGTAAGGTGTGCCATCCTTCTTTGTCTTGTGAATGTAGCCAGAGCCATTGCAATCAGTACACTGCACAGCCTTAGTCTTGTACACACGCTCTGTACCACCTGCAATGAGGCTACGAAACTCTGCATCATCCATGTAAGGGTCAATAGCATTGCCCCAATACTGCTTGTCTCTCACCTTGCGGCTGTAAATTACCCAAGACAATTGCTCTGGGCTATTCAGATTGATAGGTGTGTCACCCATAACATCACGCACTTGCTTGTTCAGACTTTCAATGAGGTCAGCCTTCTCCTGCATAAACTCCTGTTGCACAGCATCAAGCATGGCTAAATCAACCTTAAACCCACGCTGATAAATGCGTGACAGACATACAGCCACCTGATTAGTAAGGTCAACGGTAGTTATCAGTCCACCATCTGCCTGTGTATTTAAACGGTACATCAGCCTGTCAGACAATTGCTGTGTAGCATGAAGGTCAGCAGACAGGTAATGCGACAACTCATCGTGAGGTATGTCACGAACACTGTACCCTTGCTTGAAGTATTCCTTCAATGTGTCCTGCTTCTGTGTGTCCAACTCATAGCGTTCAGCACATGCTTCTAGTGATAGAGGTTGCTTCTGCCCACGCTGTAACACATACTCAGCAAGCATTGTGTCAAACACAGGACCATCATACTTGAACCCCGATTCCCACAGCCACAGCAAGTCGTGTGCCGCATTGTGCATGATAAGCACGGTAGCCTTATCTAACTGCTCCTGCACAATCTTGTGACCATTGTAGCTTGGCTCACACTCACTGTGGTCAAAGGTGATACTAAACTCCTCACCTTGGTCAGTAAGCATACCAACCATGACCAGTGAGTTCTCTGGCTCAAATGGGTCAAGGTGAAGTTTGCCATCACGCTTAACGACAGTATTCTCTACATCAAGTGTTAGTTTCATCCTTCGTACCTCGCTGTCTGATAATTCAACTCACAGTTCACCATGCCATGCCAGCCATTGAGTTTGTTCTTCACAATGTTGATGTGGCGTAGTGGGCTATCCTCTTCCTGCCCTTCCACAGATGGTGACTTGCCAATCAGTATCATCAAGTCTGCCTCTGCCGCCTTACCTGTACGGCTACCCTGCATCATGCTCTGGTTTAACTGCGCACGACCTTCTGCATCCGCACTCAACTGAGACATGTAGAATACAGCACAGTCGTATGTCTTGGCAATCTGCCTAGCGTAGATAGCACAAGCCGCCAGTGCTTGGTCTTCCCTTGCATATGAACCTGATACACCAAACTTATCACCCATGTCAAGCACAAGTACATCTGGCTTGTATGATTTACATACAGATTCTACCCATGCCATGTCACGACCACCTGCATCCTTAATCCTGATGTTGTTCATGACAGGTGCATATAGCGACTGTGCCTTACTTATGTTGTCACGTACTTCACGTGCTGTCATACCTGCGGCGGCAGTCAAGTACCTTGCACCAACACGGTGAGTAGGCTCTTCGTTACACAGGATGATACACTTAGCACCCTGATGTGCAAAGCCACCGGGTGCGGCTATCATTGAAGCATGGAAGGATGTCTTACCAGTGTTCGGCCTAGCACCTACCTCAATCAACTGCCCACCAGACACGCCCTCTACCTTACGAGCAATGGAAGGTACATTGAATGTCCATCGTGCTTCCAGTTCAGCCTTTGCCATGAGTGTCTCAATGCTGATGTCATCCCACTCGATGTTCAAGTTAGGAATGAAATCATCTCCATATCGCTCAAGCAAAGTGCGTAGGGATTCAAGTGTGTTGGCATCGCCATTCACCATGTCAAAGCCAATGTTGGCTACATCTTCACCAATCACCTGCTGGAATAACTTGGATAACACCTCTTGTGCTACATCACTGCCCATAGTGTTTTCTCTCTTCACACTGGCAAACAGGGATGAGAAGGCTTGCTTCTGTGCAGTAGTCAGTGTCGGGTTGTCCGACATGAACAGTGCCTCTACTTCGTCAGGCGTTACGGTACGATTGTACCTGTCCATCGCCATGTCAATGGTCTTCTTAATCTTCCGCACATCCTTACTGAACAGGCGGTCAGGACACTTAGCACCACGATGGTCATCGTAGAACGACTTGTCCATTAAACTTCGTATTAGGGATAGTTCCATGTTGTCATACTCCTATGTTGGTTAGGTTTTCAAAGTCTGTTGGATTACGATACTTCAAGTCATCTGTCAAGCGAAGAACACGAACATCATTTACATGACCTCTTAGTTCTTTTGCCATTGCCAATGTCTTGGGTAAAGCATCAGGGTCTAAAGCAATTATGGCTGTTGAGAACTGCGCAAGATACTTCTTGTGAGATTCCTGTAATGATGTCCCCAACACGGCGACCCCACACCAAACATCATTACCGACAACTGCGGCACTCACGCAGTCCTCAACAACTACGGCGACTTTACCACACCCATGACTGTATGGCAAGCCACTTTTTCCATATCGTTTCCATTTAGGCAATCTTTTTCCAAGTGACCGTCCAGTTGCGTCCACTGTTTTGCCCTCATGTACGACAGGAAATACTGCACGATGCTCCTTTACATCATACATAATACCGACTTCATCTACATCAATGCCATACAACTCCATAGCCCATTCCGCTACATCAAATGTAGGTGGCACGATGTATTCTGGCATGACGAATGTGTTCTGTGATGCAAATACTTCTGCACCATCAAAGCCCCTACGAATATCATCAATGGTCATACGAACACGAGTACCACCACTGACCTTGCAAGAAGCCTTGTAACAATTCCACACAAGACTTCCCATGTTATTGGTCACAGTGAAAGTGTTGTACCCATTACAAACAGGACAAGACATTCTCTTTGTATGTCCACTTGGTATATCCATATCACTTATAATGTTATATATATTACTCATGTATATATCACTCTCCTTGTCGGCATTTGTCTATGCTTATATCATGCATTTTTCGTGTGGTCAATGCATAATTTGCACTAGCATAAGTATTTTTCATGTATGGTTTGACAGACTGTGGGTTACTATGTCCTGTAACCGACATAATTTGTGCCATACCGACACCTGCCTCTACCATTTCTGTTGTGCCTGTCCTTCGTAAGTCGGACAAGCGTAGTTCCTCTGGCAATCCTGCATTACGCATGGCTTGTCTCCCAAACTTAGACAATCTGTCTATGCTATAAGGGTGATATTCACCATTCATAGGGCGTGGACGAGGTGCAACTAAGGGTTGAAAGCCAAAGTCTTCCTGTTGGTGCGACAACATGCCGCACAAGTCATCACTAATTGGTAATGTAACTTGCGCACGGCGTTTGCTTTGCTCCAAACGCAACTTACCCTCGTCAAAGTCAAGCATATCCCATGTAAGCAGACGCATATCGCCTAGCCGCTGACACCATTCGTATGCCATGTGTACAATCAACCCAATACTACGGTAGTCAAAGTCACTATATGCGTAGTCAAGAAACTTACGCACATCCTCTTGTGACCATACAACCTTGCGAGGTTTAGGTGTCTTACGCTTGATGTTAGCAAAGGGATTTATCTTTGCATACTCCATCTCAATAGCATAACGAAACACAATAGATGACACAGTACACACATGATTAGCAAATGTAATACCACGCTGTACCCATTCCTCATAGGCGTGTTTGGCTTGCTTGGTTGTCAATTTATCGTAGTGTACATCACCAAATTCGTCAGTCAGTATGCCAAGGAAGTATTGATAGTCCTTCTTAGACCTGTCCCTCAACATACTGAAATCATTAGACGAATAGTATTTATGTACTAAGTCACTGACTGTTTTCATTGAATACTACTCCTACTCTTTCTGTATCTGAATATATTTTACCCTCGTATAATACTACTACTTTTACCCCAAGTTCTTTTTGTCTAGGTGTGGTAGCAGTGCAGTTTATTTTGCGGCTACCATCTTCTCTAATACTTACGTTAGCAGTTTTACTATCATAAAAGGTAAGTTCATTGGTTTCATTGTTTAGTACAATGAAATCTATAGCACCTGTACAGGCTACATTCTTAAATACTTCAAAACCTTGACTCAAAAAGTGATGACACAACTCTAGTTCTGTTATGTCACCACGTCTTTTGTGTGAGATTTGTATCATGCCGCAATCAACTCCTTAAACACTGGTGATTCAATCCACTGTGACACTTTGTGTTCACGCTGGAACATGGACACTGCTTGTGTATCCTTGCCTGTCTCACGCAGGTTGAAACCGTTACGCTCATCAGCATAGGATGCATAGTTTGTGAAAGCAGAGTACAATGCCCAGACATTCTCACCACGCACACTTGCCTCTTGGTTATACAAACCAAACATCTTCTCTGATGCCCTGTCAGACTTCAGCAATGCCTCTAGCATAGCCTTCACATCCCCTACATACAGAGGCTTGTTTGCCCAGCCTTGTAGACGCTCTGACTGTGCATAGAACGACTGTGTAGACTCCCTCAGGTCACGAATGAACCTATCCATGCTGAAGTTAGCAGTGTTCTTGCGGCGTATCTTGTCATGCTCACCACGAATCATGCCGTTGGTACAGAAGAAATCAATGGCACCAAAGTATGTCTGGTTAGAACATGAACCATCCACCCCATGCAAGGCAATGATACGCTGTGCAATGGTTGTGCTGTGCTTGTCATTTGCAATACGAGCAGTCACATTAGGCAGTGTCATGTCCATCATAGCCCATGCATTCTGCTTGGCAATGCGCCACTTGATGTTCATGCTGTCTGTTTGTTCTTCACCCAAGTTCTCTGTGACTGTGTTGTGTACACCCTCAAAGAAATCAGTGTGATTAGCACAGTTGAATGTGTTGCCAACAACACCAATGTATTCACCAGTGTTGCCGTTGATGACATACTTCTTGTCATGAACCTTGGTAGGTTCAAACTGTACATCAAAGTTAAGTTTCTCAGGAATCATTTCCTGCATTGGTATTGAAAAATCTAAAGGCATATCTGCTCTCCTTATGTTAGTTAAATGTCAACTGATATCGTGTTGTTAATATAACCCCACCTATACCATTCCCTATACTCAGAACAAACTTTAATCTTCATCTGTTTCTGCAAGTACCCAATCAGCATAGTGCTGTCTGTTACCTTCATCGTCTTCTTGTGGTACAAACTTTAGTACACTATGCATCTGGCTTTGTAAGTCTTCTAACTTACGCACATCAGACATCCATAAATCCTGACACTCCCATATCGTCTGAATTATATTGCGTAAGTCATTATAAGATTTGAGAAACTCTAGTCTCTGTTCATGTGTTAGTTCCATGTTACTTTCCTTCTACTAAATGTTGCAGTAATTGGTCAATGCGTTCCATAAGCACACCTATCGCTGTGTTTATATGACCTGTGTCCTGTGGTTGTACACGCATATCAAGTTGTCTTACTTCTTCAATCAAAGCAAGAATGTGTTGCTTATATAATTTCTTATCCATATTACATACTCCTTTCAAAGTTACATTTACTCTCTGCCAACCATACTGGCATCTCACGACCCTTACTATACCTAGCAAATTTGAGTTTGTCAACAGCATAGAAAGCACGATAAGCCATGATGGGATACTTTTCATCAGTCTTGAGTTCATCATGCCCACTAAAGCATTGTGGGTGTGGTGTCAATGCACCTTCAGATATCAGGTGTCTTGCGTTCCACAATGAACCCCAATGTTTGCTTGCCCCATGTATCTTGTCGTATCGCCAGTTGTATTCACGCAACATGGCATCATACAACTTGAATGCAAAGATGTAATTTGCTCGTGTCTCCATTGCCCACAGTGTGCATGGGTGCTTCTGATGCACAGGCTTATATAACTCACAGGCTTCTGCATAGTCAGGGGCATGATGCCATACGCTAGTGCATAGCATCTGTGCTTCTTCCAATGGCATCTTCACAATGTGTTGGTCACATAGTGACTGTGCGATTGTGTCAGGGTGATGGTCAATTATAAATCTATTCATTGGTAAGTTCCTTCTGTTTGTATTTGTGCAACATTAACTTCAGCCACTCTAGTACAGTCATACCCTGTTGTTCAATAGGCAACTCATCTAGCATGGTCTGCAATACTCTTTGATGTAGCAAATCAAGACTACTCAATCTGGTCATCATCACGCTCCTCATCTAGCACAAAGCATATATTCACAATGCCCTCGTCCTCATCACTGATGAACCACTCATCAGGGCTAGGGTATAGTCTCTCTAGTGTTTGTAATAGTTCATACTTCGTCATCGTCTGTGTTCTCCTTTGGATAATATACCTCTACAAGGCTGTTACATTTAGGGCATGACAATACAGTCATCATGACATAGGCATCATCTTCGCCTGAGATGTCATAGTCACTACCCCATATGAGTTCTTTGTTACAGTGCCAACAGTTCAATTTTTCTCTCCCATAAATGATAACACTTATCTGTGTTAGTTGTCCAGTTGTCCATACCATGCTCATCTTTGCATGGGTCACACTCATAGATGACACAAGACACATGACCTTCAGTACAGAAGTCATCACCGAATATGTTTAGGTCAAACATCCTGTCATCAATCAGGTAACCTGACCACATATCTTCTTCACCTGTACTCAAGAACACAAGCAGTTCCTCATCAGCAACCTTGGACAGTATGTCAAGTTCATGTTGTGCTAGTTGTAGTTCATCAGTCATGATGCAATGCCCCCTGTTTGCATTAACTCTCCTAAGTCATTCACATCCAAGCCATCACATAGATATGAACAGTCATAGTTATCTGCATGAAACAGTTTCACTGTCCCATCTTCATTTGTAATAGGCTCATCTGTTTCTGTGTCAATGACATAGAATGTTAAGTCCCATACGCCAATGCTGTATGATTTATCTGGGTCAAACATTATGCAATCTCCCTAATTTCAATAGTTTCCTCATGGTCATAGCCATAGTCCAAGCCAGAGCCTGTGTGTAACGCATCTTCTGAATTGTACTCACCACAATACACTTTTGCTTCTGCATCCTGTGCGTTGTCTGCTTCAACAGTTACAACACTATAACCTGTCCATTCTGTGTACACTTTATACTTAGGCATTTTCCATCTCCTTGCTTTCTGGGTCACCATAGTGTGGGTCACCACTGTCACGCATATCTTGTATAGTTTCACCGATATCAAACTCAAAGTCAAGTTCGGGATACTCTGTAACTACATCCTCAACATTGTCAAAGTGTACATGGTCACCATCGCTGTTGTATTCGCCAATGTACATCCAACCTTCGTCAAGGTAACGTGCATTCACTTCAAAGCCCATGCCTACCAGTTTGTCATAGATAGGGAAGGGTGGTGACCATGCAGTATAGAAGTCCAACACAAGTGTATTGGCATCCATGCGGTCACAAGTGGCATCATAGATTTCCCACTTAGTACCCCAGTTTTCAACACGCCAGTCATACCAACCACCATTGTTAAGCAATGCATCATCCATAGGGATAAGTGTCTGGCACAAGGGTGTGTCCTCTGTGTTCATGATGTTGTAAATCATGTCAATCATCTGGGTGTCATCATGTGACAGGATAACTCTGTTGTCTGTGTGATTAGGCATTATCATACTCCTTTATAAACTCAAACTCAATTCTCTGTTTTGGATATAGTGACTGCATCATTTCCATAGCATACTCAATGGCATTAGTCCAGTCACCACCTTCGAGGGCTGAAGGGTGGACATTAATTTGTCCACGCTCCATGCCGATTTTGATACCAATTATCCAATACACTGCTCATTCTCCTTTTCGATTAGGATTACATCCTTGTTACAGTCTTCGCATTTACTTTTTGGCTTGAGAAAATCTGTATAAACATCTTCATCATACTCAAGCATCCATGATATGCGGTTGGCACGAACCCATGAGAGTTCCCACACATTCGTGCCACCACATTCATAGCAAACCCATTTACTCATGCAACTTTGAAGTCAGGATTACGAGGGGTAAGGATACGCTTACCATTTGCATCTACCTTTAGAGTAGACTTACCCTTCTGATTGCCACGCTTGCCACGAGCAAGGTCACGAAGGTTGTCAATCTTGACATTGCCAATCTCAATAGCAATAGGCTCTGACACATCCTTACGGCGTACAGCCTTGCCAAGTTCTTTGTGCATATGGTCAAGTACGATACCTGCAATAGCCTCTGCGGTGTACTGCAAGTAACCACCTGCTTCAGCCTTGGCTTCACGAGCATGGGTAAGGGCAAGGTCATAGAACTTTACACGCCCCATCTTTATACCATGATAACGCTGATATAATGCCTCTACCTTAGCAAGTTTCTTTTCAATCTGAGGTGATGCAAGTATCTGCCCTGTCTTACCGCCAGAACGCTGATGAAATGTGATAGTTTTGATAGTCATAATAAAATCTCCTTTAGGTTGGGTTAGTTAGTTGGGTTAGTATTAGTGTCCAATGTTGGACGGTTTTCAATAGCCAGTACAGAAGGCTTGCCTTCAGGGGTCATGGCTAAAGATATGACAGATACATCTGCGGCAGGTTCACCTGTTTGAGCAAATATAAATGTGTCATTCTTGTATGGGTTGTATGTCACTTTCTTAGCGTTGAACAGTGCATACATATCAGCAGGGTAGATAGTGCCGACAGCAAAGGCATGAACATTCTTCTTGCCCTCACGCCGCACCTTCTCCTGCCCTGCCTTACGCACTACAAACTTAGCGTCTGTCAGTGCTATATGGTCAGTGTGTGCAATCACAAGCCCAGTTTTGCGGTCTTGTACTGACCACAGTTTCTTGTGTAAATTCCAATATACTCTGACTTTAGTCATTTTCCAGTCTCCATTCACGCAGGACAAACTTAGCACGATTGATAAACTGTCGTGCCATGTTCTTTTCGTTATGCACCATTGCTTCTTGTGCGTCAGATAGGATGGACATAGCAAGCATATAATGTCCATTACGAAAGTTCATTGGGTTGTTCATCATGCACACTAAGTCATCATGTGTGCATCCATACATATCCATATAGGTATCATCATTATTACGCATACCATTTCTCCTGTGTCATATGCTTTGCCTTACGCTGTGCCTTGCGGTCACGCTTCCACTCATCACGCTTTGCCTTGGTTGCTGTCTTACGAACAGGCAACTTCTCAAATACTGAAAGGTCATTCCAGTCATGGTCAAATTTATTTGTTGGTTTTAGTTTCCGCATTGGTCTGCTCCTTCGATTTGTTGCGGTTATACTTCGTTTTGTCAGGCACTACTTGTGTACGCCTACGGCTTACTGCTATTGCCTTGGCAACAGGATTAACACGTTTAATCTTCATTGTCAAACCTCTCATCTAGCATTTCTAACTGCTCTTTAAGAGCAAGCATGTAGTTGGTTTCGTCAATGAGGCAATCAGCACCATCTAAACACTCATAATAGCAATCATGGCAATACATATCCTCATTGTGATATATGACTGCATTGTGTTGGTCACATCCTGCACATTTACTCATTGCTAAACTCCATCGCAATAACTGCCAATCCACCTACAAAGCAAGCCACACAACCTGTCAGCACATAGCCCATGCCTTGTATGCCTTGTGCCATGCTCGTGGTGGCAAGTAAGCCCACAATGCCACTTGTGATAGCGATAAACATTCCGATTACGATATTAGATATTTTCATATCAAAGTCTCCAAAGTGTCCAACATTGGACGGTTTCAAAAAGGTGCTGGGCTTTTAACGTGGTCGCGTCACTGTCTTTACATACCGCCCAGACTTCACGATATGCACCCCATGTCACCATGTTTAGCCATAGCGTTCAATTCACATGGGGCGAACCTACTTGCACTTTTTGTGGCTTTAATCTTTCGCTAGGTCATTTTAATCTCCAAAGTGTCCAATGTTGGACGGTTTCAGTTTAATTATATCTAAGTGAATAATACACTTTCACTAAAGTATCAAGTGTATTTTCACAAGATATATATAAGGGTTTAGGCTGAAGCATAGTGCTTTGACCCTGCACCATGAGCCATGATTACAATGGACTTGGCATTGATAGTGTTGCCACTACACAATTTGCATTGCTCACAAGTGGTGCGCTTACCTGCTTCTTCTGATGCAGGACAAACAATCTCTTTGCCTTTCACAATGTCCTTAGCATTGGCGGTTACTCTGAAAGTACGCTCACCATTAGCCCATGCTTCTTCTGCTTCGGCTAGTGTGTCAGCACTACGCATGGTCAGGTCAGGGCGATAGTCAGCACCGACAAGGTTTGCTTGGTGGCTGTATCCAGTGTGACCTTTGGCATTGGATATCAGGCTTTCCCATATGTAACTAGGCACAGCCGCTGGGTCACCATACGTGCCAAGCCTGACCATCATATCAGTACCTATACTAGCAATGGCATCATGCCCCTGCAATCGCTTGTAATTGCCCTTTTTGTATGCCTTGTACACAGATAAGACCATCAGCAACATAACATAACATGACCGCTTCTTAGCACCGCCACTGTTGCCATTGTGTGGTATCCCACGATGAACACATGAGCCGCATACACTGTAATCCTGACCAGTACGGCTTGCAGTAATCGGGTCAATGTCTGACCGCATGATGATTGTCTGAAGCATTGCGCCAGTCTTTACATTGCTAGATTTTGGTATTGCAATAACAACTATTTGTTCGTTGTCAATGTGTGATGTGTTTTCATATATGATGTACATAATCAATGCCTTTCAAAAAGTGTCCAACATTGGACGGTTTCAGTTTGTCTTGCCCATTAAGCATAGACTAAAGCAAACCCTTGTCAAGCATCTTTTGCTTGAGCAAAAGCACACGCTCATGCCTTGCTTGTGCTTGCTTGTAAGCATCATAAGCCGCTTGCATGGAATCCTTTTGCCCAGTCACAAAGCATCGAAATTCTGGACGGTTTTCTGGCTCATAGACACGGCTATAAGCCATGTCCATTGCTTGCCAACTTGAGCCTAAAGGCTTGTGTTTGCCCATAGGAATAACAGTTTTTCTAGCCATAAAATTAATCTCCGATTAAAAGTGTCCAACATTGGACAGTTTCAATTAGACAGTGGCTTACGCCACTGCCTTTTTGTTTGTGTCTTCATCCTTTAGGATGGCAACGGTGGCTTTAAATGCTGCCTCAAATTCTTTGAGGGACACGTTATTTGCTTCTAGCAAATCAAGTACGTTGACAGCAATATCTTCAGCGTTTAGTTGCTTTGCAACTTCAGACTGTCCAACATTGGACACTTTGTCAGCCTTTGGCTGTTCAGGCTTGTCAGCCTTTGGCTTACTAGGTGCATCCGCTTTCTTGGATTTATTCCAAGCGGCAAGCAATGCTGTTGTGGAAGTAAATCTTTTCACCATAGGTGACAATTCATCCCAATTTGCCGCTAGATGCTTTGCATCATTGCGCCGTCTACGGTCAATATTATTGACACCACAAGCAATCAGTCTGGATTTCTTGATTTGACCAGAGGCTTCAGCCTCTAATGCAAGCATCAATTTACCAAGAGGTAAATCAAAGTCGGTGATTTGCTTCCTGTCGCTACGCTGGATGGCTTTCCAAGCCTTGCCCAAGGCATGACCTTGTGCTTCAAGAGTGTTGATTTCAGATTTAACTTCGTTAACAATTTTCTTAGTCATGGTAAAACTCCGTTTTAAGGTTGACTTCGACACCGTGCCGAAGCCCTTACTTTGTAACCCGATGATTCCAAAATTGTCAACCGAAAAACCGTGCGTGATTTCTCCTGCGCATTATGCGTGGGGAAACAGGCGTGAAGTTTTCCCTGTGTGTGTGTGGGTGATGTGACGCATTATGCGTGAGGCAATCTGCCATGATGAGATGGGGGGTATAGTATTTTCAATACTAACTGAAAGCGTCCAATGTTGGACAAAATTACCGTAGGTAAAATTTTATGCATCAGCAATGTAACTTCGTTACAAAATTTGTGAAGTCAACCTTCACATCATGTCTTTGACATGGCGACTGATACCATATCAGTTGTTTATCAACTGAAAATTTCCCATGAATAACTAGACCTATGGTCTAAAGATGGATTGAAACACAAGATATGGCTCTGACTATACGCTATGACACTGCATAATGCGCCCACATACACACGCAGTCAGTGGGTCGGGCAGGAGCCACCCCCCGTAGGTAGCGTAGTATGTACACAGAAATACACAGATTAGGATTTTTCACTGTTAACCACAGTAGCAACTGATAGTGCTATGCTCAATAGTTGTGCAATATCTGCTTATTTTTTAGGCATATTATCTGAGATTACACATTAACTGATACATATTGTCGCAC